ATTGAAGGATCAACACTTGCTAGATCAAAAGTCTGCTTAGCAGTTCTTAACTTAGCGATTGTTAAACCAGCTCCACCTGCAGCGATTGCAGTTTGAGCAGCAGTTGAAGTTGCACCAGTTTCACCTGTAAAAGATGTACCAGTTGCAGCTGCAATAATCACATCATCCATTGCTCTTCCCATTGCCATAGCAGCGGCTTGAGCATAAGATGAAGTAGGATCAATTAAGAGTCTTACTTTGTCTTGTTGATCAATAAGATCAGCAAATTCGTAATCCGCAAGAGATACTCTTCTTCTTGAGTGAGGTGTATCTATTTGAGGAGTGTCCGAATGTCTGCTAGTTTTTAAAACTGCAGTTACTGAACCAACTTGATCGAAGAAAGCATTTTTTCCAACAACGCTTTCAACTCTGACTTTGTCTCTTAATAACGATCCCATTTGTTGAGATAACATTTGTATGTTAGCAGAATACTGCTGTACAAATGCTGTTGTTATTTGTGATGACATAATTGTCTCTCCATTTATTGTTATTGTTATTGTTAAAACAGAAAGGTTATCCACTTAAAATAAGTAGGCAATTCTTGGATTTAAAGTCTTTTAGACTAGAAGTCTATTCCTTCTGGTCAATAGGGTTCTTGCGAATTGTCCTACTAATAACCCCTTACATTAATTTACAAAAAAATACAAGGGGTTAAAATTATTTAACTATTTAACATTTCTCTTAATGTATAAACTTGTTGTACTGACTTATCGTGATCTGGATGGTTTTTGTTCCAGTAAGGTCCTTGACGATTGTTAGTAATACTAGAAATTTGAGATTCAATATCTGCACTTTTGTTTGTGCTATCACTTTCTGGTGATACTATTTTATCTTCAGACATCATAGATGCTATCTTAGCAAAGCCTTTTATAAGTTCCGGATGATCTCCCACTCTCATGCCATTTTTAAGTTCCAGATCAAGTATCTCTGTATTTAAATTAGCTTTAGCTAATGCTCCAGCTCTTTTAACATTCGCTTCAAATTCTCTTCCCCATTCTTTTCTTAATTCTTGTTCGGCTTGAACTTGAGAAGTTTCTGTATTAACTTTACTTTGTTGAGCTTGACCTTCCATATTATTTTTATAAAACTCTAAAACACCTTGAGCTTGTTTATTGCTTAAACCTAACTTATGTGCGTTATCAGCAAATTGTTTTATATCTCCTTCGTTTAATGGAACAACATCAGATTTAAAATCTAAAATATATTTATCAGCAGACGCTGGTCTACCTAATTTATCAAATACTTCATTCCATTGTTCTTCAGTTGAGTTTTGATTTGGTACAGCAACTTTATCTTTACCAATCATGTGAGTTGCATTGATATATGACTTTGCAAGTGCATCTATCTCTGTAAACTTTTCTATGTTTGGATCGTTTCTAAACTCTTTAGAAATTGCTTCTTTCCAAGATTTATTCGTTACTGTTTGTTCTGTTGTTGATGATACAGGTGTATCTGTTTTTGCAACACTAGCTATTGTTGCTTTTGGTTCTGTAGTTTGTGTCTGTTCTACAGGCGAAGCTGTTTGCTCCGTTATCTGTTCTGATGACATTTTTATTTTCCTTTTTCATTATTGTTAAGTAGCATTGCTTTTATAAATAGAAGGATGCTACGTTGTCCTTCCATATATGCACTCTCATGACTATCACCTTTTATATTAGTGGTAGTATGATGATGACATCTCTTTTCTAAATCAGACATAACTTGTTGTCCTTCGTCTGTTCCAAATATGTATTGATAGTTTTTTTTTAAACCTTCAACATATTTCTCAAAGTTCTTTTCCTTATTCTTTGCTTGACCCATTTTTATTCTTCAGCATTTACAATAGCTCTCGCTTCTTCTGGTAGAGCTTTAGCCATTGGTGCTGCGTCTCCTGCCATCTTAGCAACTTGTTGAGCTTGTTGCATCTGCATTTGCTCCTGTTGTTGTTGTGCTTGTTCGTTTCTCATTTCTTGTACTTCACCTTGAGACTTTAATAATTTTTGTGGCATACCAACAATATCGGCAACGTGCTTAACTAAATTATCAAAATTTACATAGTCAAATACAGGAGCTACATTAGCTAAACTTCCAAGTATTTCAACAGCTCTTATAATAGATTGAAGTTCTGTGGATTTCTGTGCCTTTGCCAAAGGAGAAACATATTCAATATCTATATTAACACCCGATAAAGATTCAGGTGGTGGAGCAAACTGGTTGTTTCTTAATAGAATATTAAATACTCTATCAATAAGGGGTTGTAATAATTCTGATTGTAATCTTCCTAATACTGGTCCAAGTAATCTCATTTTTTCTTCATTTCTTTGGATAACTTCTGTCGCTGTCATTTGTGGACCATCTTGCATCATTAATTGGTTTACATAAAACACACTTCTAATTGCATCTCTTCTTTGCTGCTCCATATTTAAACCTAATGGATTATTCGCACCAATGTTTAAAGGTTCAATTTTATCTCTTGTGCCTGATCTATAAAAATTCAATCCACCAGGAACTGTTCTAACAGGTAATAAAAAACCATCATCAGGAACTAATAGAGGTGGGTCTACTTGTTTCTGTGCAGCTTTAATAGTTGTCTTACACATTTGATTTAACATTTTAACATCAGGTAATGCTGTCATCGCAGGTGATCTACCATAAACTTCATTTGATGCTTTTAAATATCTTGGAACTACAAAAGGAAATTCTTTAAATCCTGAAACTGATAATTCATTTCCACCTTTGTATTCAAAATAAACAGATTCAAATGGCATATTCTTTTTATCTTTTTTATTTGGATTAAAATCGTTTCTTGGATAAACCGCATGAATAATAGTTACTTCTTCATAAGGATTTTTTTGAGATAAAGCCTGAATATCTCTTGATACTTTGTCTCCAAATTTTTGAACTAATGCTCTAGCCGTTATATTAAATTTTCTAAAGATTGTATCAATTTTACCTTTTTGACTTTCAGCTATAAAAATTTCATCAATATGTCTTGTGGAAAATTTTAATAAATCATCATCATCTTCTTCAATAAACATTGAAGCTGTACCAAAGGTAATAAGATCATGATATAATTCAAATATTTCTTGTTGGAAGTTTGATCTGTTAAATGCTTTGTACATAACTTCCGTTGCTTCTTCTAACCATATCTTAGCTTCGTCATCATTAAAATCTTCTATTTGTTTGAATCTTAAAGTGAACCAAGGTGTAGATGGATTTGTAAGCATACCATGTAATGATGATGCTAATAATTCTAATGCTTGTAAAGGTGAGCTATCAAATATAAGCTCCATTCTTTTATCGCCACGACTTCTTTTTTTATTAATATCTGATTTTCTTGGTAACATATAATCAGCTACTTCTTGCCAATGTATTTCCCAGTTTTGTCGTCTACCTGATAGTCTATCGAATCTTGATATTAAAGATGTTGTTAATTCTGTTTTTGCCATTATGCTCTTCCTAGTAAAGATTTATTTCCTAAAACAGCTTGGTCATCTTTACGAACTCCTTTTGAACTTGTTAATATTGTCATTGATCTTCCTTTAGCTTTTGTTTTTCTTGCATCATAAGTTACATCTGTTGCATTGCTTTGTGAAACTTCTGCTTTTGATGGAGCAATAATTATTTTTCCACCTACGTTAGTTGCGGTTTTATTGTTATCACTATCACCACCACTCATATTACTATTATTAGGTTTTGATCCTTTAGTTAATCCTTCTGCATATAAACCTTGTGGATCATTCATTCTTGATCCCGGATTTCTTTTATCTAAAAAATTTTTACCCGCTTTTATTATTTGACCAGTTAGAGTGTAATCTAAAATAGAATTTTTTGGTTTAGCTTTTGCGTTTGTTACTTTTGTTGTATTTGCAAAACCTGCATCTGATCCACTCGCACCAGCACTTGAACTACCCATGTTATGCATCTCCTAATAAAGTTTTTTCTTTTTTTGCCGCTTCTTCAGCTTCTGGCATTAATGATCCTGTTAATATTGTAGATTTTCTACCACGTCTTTTTCTTTCTACTGCTGCTCTCTCTTGTGCTAGTCTTTCTTTTTCTTCGGCAGATACTGTGGGTTCTGGCATTGGTGGTGGTGGTTGAACCGGTGGTAAAGGTGGCATTTTTGGTTTAAGT